AGATAGCAGTTACGAGCAAACGACGCCTGACCCTCGGGAAGGAACCGGTCCCCCCAGGCGGGCAGCATGCCGCCCATCTCTTTGAGGGTCAGGACGGGCATCAGGCATCCTTGGAGCGTGTCTGCGCCTGGTTCTTGAAGTTCTTGGCGTATTCAACGAATTGCTCGGGGCGGAACACCGGCACGGTGGTACCCTGCGCCGCGATCTCCTTCGGCCCCGGGGGGCGCGGTGGATTGAGACGCCGAGCTTCTGCCGCCTCGGCAATACGAGCCTTGCCCGCAGCCATTTCCGCTTCCAGTTTCGCCTTGAGTTTGGGCGATTGCGGATAGCGCACCTCGCGCTCCGCGGTCAGCTCCTCCTCCGTCTTCTCGACGGGTGGCGGCTGGACGACGATGATCCCTGTAGCAGTTCGCTCTAAGTGCGGGCGGGGCGTATTCGATAGATCAGGCATGTTTAGCTCCTCGGTTAGCGGGTGGAGAACCCTTTGATAAAGTAGTAGCTCAGGATCATGATGAAGATGGTCTGCAAGTCCCCGTGCAGTGCCGGGGTTGATCCCTCGCCTCCGAGCACGACGTTATCCCAAAATACAGACTTCCACAAGTATCCGACGAACGGGAGCGCCATCAGCGGCGGGATAGCCGCAACGAACCACCACCGCACCTGCACCGCCTGCTCCATCTCGATGATAGCCGCGGCTTGGGCCTCGTTGACCTGGAGCCGGGTGACGTACTCGGTCACCTTGGAGTTGTAAGCATCGTTCAGCCAGGTCGTCGCCAGGGTAGACAAGCCAGGGATGAACTTGAGCACCCCCATGATCATGGTCAGCATTACATGGGTCCTTTCGGGTCGTCGGTGTAGTGCCTCACATATTCTTCAATCCGGTCATCCCGCCAGATAATGCTGCGCATACGAGCTGCCAGCGTGATAACCGCCATGCCCGCCGTATACCACGGCATCCAGCGAGGCGGGACCCAGTCGTGGAACCCGAACTGGGCCGCCACGTCGGGGACCTGGAACAGCAACTCCATGAACGCCGATGCAGCGAACATGAAGTACGTCCAGGCCATCGTCAGGGAGCCGAACGAGAGGCGCTTGCAGTGTAGCCAGCACCAGATATGCACGGGGGGATGTGCGTCAGGATCATCGCTCATAGTTGCACCCTGTTCGCTTGGGCGTCCTGATACGCCTCGTAGAGACCGTAGCCGAGAGCGCCGGCGACGGCAATCCCGGCCATCGTGCCCCAAGCCCAGGCGGGAAGCCCCGCCGCGCTCGTAGCTGCCGCGGCGCCAGCCGCTCCCGCTCCTACCTTCGCCGTCTTGCCTGCATTCGAGACCACGACTGCTTTAGGCGTCGGTGTCTTCGACAGGTCCGGCGCCGGCGGCGCTGCCGCAATCGGCTTGTTCGCCGCAATATGCAGGCAGTATGCGCGTAGATCAGCAACGCGGGCGCTCCATCCGCGACCAAATGTCGCCCACATGGAGCCGCCCTTGATAGCGTGCATGAACCGAAGCCGCTCGTCGCACATGTTGTTTATGAACCGGACCGGATCGGTCTGATTGAGCAGCGTGATCGACTTCGGCGTGACAATGCTGCCGGCAACACCGACGAGCGAGTTAGCCACCAGCGTGCCCCGCGTACCGGAGTTGACTTCGTAGTCCATGACCACGCAGTCGATGCCCGCCGGCAGGAACGGAAAGTGGACCGCCGCCGCGTACTTGGTGCTGTAAATGTCCTCGGCCTCGGCCAGTGTCATTGACTGCACGAGCGGCGCCCACGCTGACATGCTGGTCATCGTCTGCCCGCGGTGCGCGGCCAGGTCGTAGCAGGTGATGCCATACTTGGTCGGGCCGCCCGGGTCGCCACGGTCCCAGCAGTAGCCCCCCTCGTACTTCTGGATCAGACGGTCAACGAACGGCTTGTAGTCGACTTGCATTACAACCTCCCAGTTGTGCTGTTATCATACCCTAGAGATCGGTGTATGTCCAGCTTAACAATTCGTTGATCAGCGGAAAACCACCGGATGAACCCCATAACCCGAGTGCGTCGCTGAAATTGTAGTGGTTAGTCCCACCCCACCCTACCTGCGTATGCACCAAGAAAGCATTACGCGCCTCCACATAAAAGGTAACCCAGTTGAACCCGTCCCATGACATGTCCCATTTACGACAGGGGCCGCCGACACCACCGGGTCCAGTCGAACCGGTGTATCCCCCGCCGGAGACCCCGGTCAGCCCGGAAGGTCCATTATCGGTCAGACGGAACCAGATGTCATGTGGCACTTTATAGTCACCGGATGGCCCCCAGTTCACCGCGGTCCCGGTTGGCCCTCCGCTGGTGCCATTGCTGGAGGTGCTACCGTTCCAAGTCTGCCCGCACAATCCTGGCACGCTGTTGTAAGACCCGTCCCCCCATTGCGTGTATTTCGTGCCGTCTGACAATACTAGCCCGAAACTCTGGTAGTAATTCGATGGATAGTGCATCCGTTGTCGCGCGACAACTTGCCATCCACCAGTAGTTCCACTGCCATTATTCGTGATGTTTTTAGCCAAGCAACTGATGTCATCGTTTACATTGAGCCCGGTAGGACCGAACGCAATGATGGTCGAAGTCATCGTGTTGCGGGTCAACTGATACGCCGTGGCACCTTGAGACGACTGCAGGACCTGAGCGGAACTATTGAACCCAGCCGGTGCTGGCGGACTGGTCCAGGTATTTTCGTAGATGTTGCTGCTGCCGCCGCCACCCCCAGGGGGACCGGTCGGACCGGTAAATGCGCCAGCGCCGGTCGGTCCCGTCACGGTCGACGGCGAGCCGCTAGGCCCGGTCGGCCCGGTGCCCAGTGGCCCCGTGTTCCCGGTCGGCCCGGTGATCCCGAGCCCCTGCGGCCCTTGAATACCTTGCGCACCGACCGCGCCGGTCGGCCCGGTAGCGCCTGTATTCGTGGCCGCGCCAGGCGAGCCGGTCGCCCCGGTCGAACCGGTGGCCCCCGTGTTAGCGGCAAAGCCGCCCGCGCCGGTCGCGCCGGTTGCGCCGGTGGAAGCAAACCCGGTCGCCCCCGTGAACCCAGTCGGCCCAGTCGGCCCGACGACCCGCTGCGGGACAGGAATGCGTGTGACGTTGTTGATCGCCATCAGAACGCCACTCCAGAGAACGACGACCCCGTAGTCGATACCTCACCCTCCAGCTGGGTATATGGGACCGTGATGAACATGAACGCCTCGTAGTAGTCGGAGCCGTTCGCCGTGTCCGCCACGGACAGCGCACCGCCGACATCGAATGCCGTTCCAGAAGTCGCCGCATAAGTCGGCACGAAGCTGTCGGCGAGAAGCACGCCGTTCTTGTAGATGGCGATCTGGAACCCGGTTACAGACTGGATAGCCATTACATCGTCTCCGGTGTAGAAACCGCCCGAATTGTCAAATTAAGTTGGACGTGCCCGGCGGGCGGCGTCCAGCGGTAATTGCCGGTATTGAAGTACCCGTTCTCGTTCAGATCGACCGAGTTAAACGCAATTTTCGTCGGGCTCGTGGTCGCCTGCTGGACGGTGCTCAGCCGTGCCCGGAACGCGAACGCTTGACGTGCGCCCGCTGAGCCGGTTGGACCCGTTACACCGTTGCTCGGTCCGGTCGGTCCAGTCGAGCCGGTGTTGGCCGCAGTACCGGCCGGCCCCGTGGTGCCGGTCACGCCGGTCGGCCCCGTAGCACCTGTATTGGTTGCAGACCCCGCCGGACCTGTATTTCCAGTTGGCCCGGTAACCCCGGTCGGTCCAGTCGCACCGAGCCCGGTTGGTCCAGTCGCTCCCGTGAGCGCGGCAAGGCCCCCGGGACCCGTATTACCGGTCGCTCCGGTCGGTCCGGTTCCCAGCGGACCTGTCGGCCCCGTCGTTCCAGTCGGCCCCGCCGAGGGGCCGGTCGGTCCGGTGGCGCCCGTGTTGGACGCCGTTCCCGCGGGGCCAGTGTTACCGGTCACCCCGGTAGGTCCGGTGTTGCCAGTGAAGCCCGTAGGCCCGGTGAGAGGGCCGGTCGGCCCGGTCGGACCAGTGCCTAGTGGCCCAGTGGCTCCGGTAGCCCCGGTAACCCCGGTCGACCCGGTCGGCCCGGGCGCCTGCGGCCCTGTGTTTCCTTGCGGGCCGGTCGGCCCGGGCAAGTTAGACGCAGCGCCAGTCGGCCCGGTGTACCCGGTGGACCCTGGAACGCCTGTAGCGCCGGTATTCGTGGAACTTCCTGGTAAACCGGTGGCACCGGTCGGTCCGGTATTACCAGTCGACCCCGTTGGTCCTCCCGCTGGTCCTGTAGGGCCAGTGGCACCGGCAGGACCGAATGTGCGGATCGGCACAGGAATAAAGGTTGGTTCGATAGCCATTTAACGCGCCTGGGTTTGATTGGTTAGGACCCCATTCACAAAAGTCATGCTACCGGTCATACCTGTGGCTCCAAGCGGTGCAGTAATAATTGTAACCGTTACACCGCCTCCATTTGGTCCGGTCGGTCCGGTTGGTCCGGCGCGCGCAGCCACAGCCACCATCCCGATGGGGGTGTTATTGGTCGCCTTGGGAATGAAGACAGAGGTGACGGGCATTACGGCGTGACCCCCTGAATGACGTGAATTTTGCCGCCACATAGCGCGTCGCGCGCGCCGGACGGGCTGACCATGATCAGGTCATAAACGTACCATCCAACCGGCAAGTACTGCTGGATCGTGGCGTCAGGCACGTTCAGAGCGATGATGCGCAAAACCGGATCGACCACGGTGATGGTACCGCCGGTCGAGGATAGTTCGAGCACCGGGGGCGGTGTTGAAGCTGGGGGCGGCGGCATGATGCCAAGCAGAAACGACGCCCCCGCGAATGACCATGTCTGGTCATCCGGGTAGCCGAACTGCAGCTGATCGTCCCAGGTGACATTGTTCGCGACGAGAAAGTCGACGCGCGTGGTCGCGAGATCAGAACTCATTGAAGGCATTACCTACGCTAACCCCGCCCTGCTGCGATGTGGTGCGGAACTGCTGCGGGTAGACCCATGTGTTCCGACCGAATGTATTCCGACGCAGGGCATTCACGCGAGCGTTCATCACCCCTTCCCGGAACTTGTAGTGGTTGACCTGCGCCGCCTTTACGTCGGTATATGGACGGTCCGGCTGTATCTGCATCTTCGACATCAGCCCAGCGAACAGGTACGGCTCGTACTGATCGAAGACCCAATAAGGAACGTGCGGAGCCTCCCCGAGCGGTGGCACTGCGCACGTCTTGACGACGCGCACGTATGCTGGGTTCGGCTGATTGGCCGGATATGCCAACTGCAGGAACGGCGGCTCTGGCATCAAGGACGGGACCCCGAACCCGTTGTAATCGTAGACCCCGTCCAGGCGAATGATCACACCCGCGGGCTCGTGCTGCGGGACGAGGTAGTAGCGCGTGATGTTGCCGATGAAGTTGCCCGCCAGCACCTCCTGCCAGATCGAGCTGTCATTGAAGAACTCATTGAGCGTGTCGTACAGCTTGAGCAGGATCATCGCCTGGGTCGCACCGATCATCTCGACCCGACAGCGGTCCACCAGGTACTGCATGCCACGACGCGCTAATACCGGCCCGGTCGGCCCGGTCGGCCCCGTAGCGCCGGTTGGCCCCCATAGCGCTGGCCCGGTAAACCCTGTCGGTCCTGTCTCTATGAACGGCATCGGTTACGTTCCTTGTCGCGGGCCGGCTGGCTCAAGCGCCGGCGACACCGCGGTGCCGACCAGCATCTTCTCGAATAGGCGAACGAACTGGGTCGCCCGTGCGTCCTCCACGTCCTCCTGGTCGCGCATCATGGCATGACCGACTAGCCCATAGACGAATGCCGGGCGGAACTGCTCCTCCAAGGGCACCCACTGGTCGTACAGCGTATCGGTGTCCGGCTCGCTCGTCGGTAATGGGTTGTTGTTCAGGAGCGCGTCCTCGGTCTCGTCCACGTAGAACTGTGGCGTCGCATCAAGGTAGCCGATGAACAGGTCAGGGCGCAGCTCGCGCCCGCGTAGCATCGTCACGTTGAGCGCGGCAACGAGGCTCCAGGTCCCGTACCGGAGCGGCGGGACCGTATCCTGCAGCAACGTACGCGCGTCTTTTATGTAGGAACCTACCGTGTCGAACACCTGGGGCTACTCCTCTGACGGAGGAGTAGCAGGAGGCCGTTAACGATTGGCTAAGAGTGCCTCGGCTACGACCCGCATTTCCGCATCTGAAAGTACATGCTTGAACGCATTCACAGCAAACAACACGTACCGACAATTGTCCGGGGTGTAGCCCTTCGCCGGTTCGATCTGATCAAGGCTTGGAGAGAACGGGCCAGGACCGGATTTCCCCACTTCCTCACGCACAGCAAACGGCAGGCCGGTAAGCGCGCAAAAACCAGTAAAATTGGCCCGAGCCCAGTCGTGGGTTATCGTAAACTCTAATCCCTTTTTACGCGCACGTTTGCGCGCCGCATTGAATGAAGACCGCCACGGATGCCGGATGCGCTGCTTCATCTGGTCCTTCCGGTCGTATTCCTTATACCGCTCAGGATCGGCAGCACGATATGCGTTGCGCTGGGCTTTGGTTTTCTCTGGGTCCGCTCGCTTCCGCGCATTCTGTGCCGCCCGTCGCGCATCAATATTGTCATGATAATCCTTCAATGCGGCGACGCGGCGCTTTTCTTTGCGTTCCTCAGCGGTCATCGGGGTTTTGGTAAAAGCCATTTTGGTTCTCCTATGGTTGAGAACCGAACCTTAGGCCAGATATTTCGGGAAGTCAAACACAAAAATAAACCGGGGCTCGAAAGCCCCGGCTAAAAACTTGGAAACCTAACTAAGTAGTTGGATTTATTACGCTCCTGGCGTTACCTGGGCTTGCACAAGTGCGCGACCATCGACTACTTGATATCCGTATACTTGCAAACCCCTGAGGATCTGACCGAAGGTCAATTCGGAACGTAATGTCTCCACCTTGCTGATTTGGCTCGCAAAAGTCAGACCGTGCGCATGGCCCGCAAAGATCGGCCACTCACCAGCAGCGAAGTTCACGCTGTCGGTGCTGTTGTTCGGGAGCAGGTTGCTGATATAGATCGTGAAACGATCCACCATTCCCAGCCGCCCGTTGCGCAGCATCGAGACGCTATCGCCCGACAGGTAAGCCTGACGTAGTTCCGACTGCTTGATCATGCGGCCGGCCCAAGCCGGCATCACGACCCAGCGGCCGATTTCCGGGATGTTCTGCTCGTCCAGGACCTGGCCCATACGCATCAGCACATCGAGGAGTTCGACTTCACCGGTGACCGGGTCGCGTGCGACCACGGAGAGCGGATTGCCGGTGACGCCCAGGTTGACCGAGCCGGTGATTGCACCGGCAGCGGTCCCCTGGTTGGCAGCGACCATCTGCTTGACGATACCGTCGAGAACGTCCTGGTCGACGGCGATCTTGAGCTGCTGGGCAGCGTCGTCAGACCACATCGACAGAATATTCAGGTCCGACTGCACCTCCATCACGTCATCGAGGATCAGCGAGAAATACTTGCCGTTCCCGATGTACAGCTCCACGGTGCCGCCCGAGGGACGATCCAACGCGACGAGTTCATCGGCCAGATAGTTTCGGATGGTGATCGTGGGCTTCGTGCGGATTTTGACACGGTCGCCCTTGTTCTTGATCTCACCCTCGTAGTCGGTGTTGGAGATCGCCGCGAGCACCGTGCTCGCATAGAACTTCTCCACCAACTTACCGCTCCAGATTTCCGGGATGAAACCCGTCGCCTGGAGGGTGTTAGCGGTACCCCCGTTGGGATAGATGTCGCCCGCTGCCGACCCAGTGATGGAGGCAATGGGAAATGCGCCGCTCGGAATGGCCATAAGACCCCCCTACTTGTTGGGGGGCCTTTCAAACCCCCCGGTTAACGGATACGCCCCTCACGTTGGCATTCGAAGATGAATGCCTCGTCGTTGTCACAGTCAGCCGGGCGCCCCGCATAGGGTCCCTTGCCTTGGTGCATCAATCGCTTGTTATGGTAGAACTGCGCGATTTGGGCGTGTGTGATTGTCATCTTCGCTGCAGGGTCCGAATACGGCTGGTAGCCGCTGGGAGGCTGCGCGCGCCCGGGTGCTGTAAGCGTTTGGAGCGGTACCGAGGCCATACGCTGCGCGGGTTGTGCCGGCGCGGGGTATAGAAGCGGATTGTCCAGTTCACCCTGGGCTGTGGGGTTCTCGTTCAGGTAACCCCGGAAGAACGCTGCGACAGAGGCGGCATCACCTGCGGCATACGCGTCGTTCAACAGGTCTTGGCGTACACGACGAGAGTAAACATCTCGTAAACGCAACCATGCTTTGAACGATGAACTATAATTAATGTCCCGCCAGTTCGGCACGGAGGCATCAAGCTGCCCCTCGATGCCTGATGCCGCGGTGCGCTGCAGGCGCTGCGTGAGCGACTGGTTCTGCTTTCGAAGGTCGGTAATGACCGGATTGACCGCCTCAAGCGCTGCGCGCTTGGCAAAGTCAATCATGTCACGGCCGAAGGTTTCCTCGTCCTGCGGCGTCAACAGCGGACGTGGCGGCTCCGGCCGCGGTTGCGGCTGCTGGAGAACCCGCTGGGACCGCTGTACCTCGTCGCCTAGCGTGGCGAGCTGCTCCTGCATGGAGTTGAGGCGCTCGGTGCTGGTGCGCAGCCGGCCTTCCATGGAGGCGGCGTAGTGGTTCCACTGCTCCGGCGTCCAGGTGGCCCGGTCGGCGGCACGCGGATCAGGCGGTGGATTGGTCTGTACGTTGGATTGGCCCTGTGGGGGCGAATTTGGCGTAGGTTGCGCTCGCCAAGGCTCGCTACGGCTCATTGGCTGCGTCGGCGTGTACGTGGGCTCGGCAAAGTTGACGAGACCGTTCGCTGATGGCTGCTGCGGCTGCGGAGCGGGCGCCCCGTATGCGGCGGCATGCGCCGCCTCTGCGGCTGCTGCGGCGGCGCGGACATGCGGCGGAAGCTGCACGTTCGGGTCAACGCCGTTCGTCGGCGCCGGCTTGGCGCCCTGGTTCTCTG